TTAGCAAGATCTATGGCTAACACTAAGCAAATTAAGGCAGCTGCAATATTGAACAATGCGTTCAATGCTAGTTTTGCCGGTGGTGATGGTAAGGAGCTTTGTGCTACTGACCACCCAACGCTAAGTGGAGACCAAAAGAACGAGCTTTCTACTGCAGCTGACTTAAACGAAACTTCGCTTGAGCAGATGTTAATTGATATCGCTGATATGAAAGACGAGAGAGGTTTAAAAATCGCTCTTCAAGGAATGAAAATGATCATTCCAGTTCAACTTCAGTTTGTTGCAGAAAGATTAATGAAATCTGATGGCAGAGTTGGCACAGCTGACAATGACATCAACGCATTAAAAAACATGGGAATGGTTCCACAAGGTTATGTGGTAAACAACTTCCTAACTGATACTGATGCGTTCTTCATTAAAACTGATTCACCTAACGGATTAAAACATTTCGTTAGAGCGCCAATCAGAACTGCAATGGAAGGCGACTTCGATACTGGTAACGTTAGATACAAAGCTAGAGAGAGATATTCTTTTGGATTCTCTGACTGGAGAGGTATCTTCGCTTCACCAGGAGCGTAAACTTTTAAGAGTGGGCGAAATTAGTTCGCCCACTCTACCTAGTAAACAGTTACCAAGGCTGGCTAGGCAGTACAGTATAGTGACGAGGTAACGAAAGCCCTATACAGGCAAAGGAGTATAACATGGCTACACATTTTAAAGGCCCAGTACTATTCTCAAATGCAAGTGCATTTGAAAACTTAAAAATGTCTATGTGGCCCGATCAATTCACCTATATGGATGATTTTGAACAGGGTGCATTAGACGCAACACACAATTGGACTATCGTAAAAGATTCAGGTGCATCAGCAGCAATTGCAGCAGATGGCACAGGTGGTGAGGTAAATTTAACTTCAGCAGCTACTACTGATAACGATGGTGCATCAATACAAGCAAAACAAGAATCTTTTGCATTACCTACATCAGCTGGTAAAAAATTATATTTTGAATCTAGAGTAAAAATATCAGATGCTACACAAACTGATTTCTTAGTTGGTTTTACAGAAGCATTTACTACAAACCCAGAAAACGCTTTGCTATCAGCAAATGTTATTGGTTTTGTAAAAGTTGATGGTACTGCTATAGTAAAAGGAACTACTGAATCTGGTGGAACACAAACTTTAGTAGAGTTTGCCGATACTACAAAATCAACAATGGAAAATGATACTTATGTAACTTTAGGACTTGTTGCTACAAAAGGAACAAACTTAGACAAAGTTGAGTTTTACATTAACAGAAACAAAGTTGGTCAATCTACTACAAACATTCCAACAGCTAACATGAAAGTGATGGCTATGAGTGTTTCTGGTGATACTACTGGAACTAAAGTAACTACAATTGACTACATTATGGCTGCGCAAGATAGAAACGTAAGCTATAGCTAAACAAATATAACCGTGGGTGGGGAGTAATGGCCCCACCCTTGTACAAGGGGAATTAAATGGCACAATATACAAAAAAACTATTTGACGGAGACAAGAAAGCAATATTTTCATTTACTGCTAAAATAGCTGCTACCACAGCTGAAACATTTAATGTTGACGCATCTGCTTTAAATGCAAGGAATGATGGTACAGCTTGTTCTTTTATCAACATTAATAAATTATGGTGGAGTGTTAACAACACTGCAACAACTAAACCACTTTTATTAGAGTGGGCTAACAGTGGAACTAATCCAATTGCATGGTCTTGTAATTTTGCTGACGACATGGATTTCAGCACTATAGGTGGTTTGCAAAACACAAAAGCTGCTAATTACACAGGCGATGTTTTAATTAACTTTTCTTCTGTTACTAATGATGATACTGCAAGTTTAGTTGTTGAATTTACAAAAGAATATACACCTATACCATAGAGGTTTAAATGGCTTACTCAGGTACGAGAACATTTAATCTCTCAGTAGAAGAGGTTGTAGAAGAAGCATTTGAAAGATGTGGGCTTGAAGTTCGTAGTGGTTACGATTTGAAAACTGCTAGAAGATCCATGAACTTAATCTTTTCTGATTGGGCAAATCGTGGTCTTAATTTATGGACAATAGATTATGGATTTCAAACATTGACTGCAGGAACAAACTTCTATGCAATAAATCAAAATGTTGTTGATATAATTGATGCCGCAATAACTACAACTGCTGGTGCAACTTCTAATTTTGAAGGTGATAGTAATACTACTGACGTTGCAATTACCAAAATATCTAGAACAGAGTATATGAATTTAAGTAGAAAGACAGAGGAGTCATCTGGTGATGCTAGACCTACACAATTTTGTTTAATAAATGGACAAGTCACAACTAACGGATCCAGCAATAGTGGTAGACCAGAACATCCAATGACATTATTTTTATATCCTAACCCTGATAAAGCTTATATTTTTAAGTATTTTTTTATCAATAGAATACAGGATGCTGGTGCATACACAAGTGAACCAGATGTTCCTTTTTATTTTCTTCCTTGTTTAGTTTCAGGATTAGCTTATTATATTTCTATAAAAAGAGCACCGCAATTATCTGCGGGATTAAAAGCGGTATACGATGAAGAATTTGAGAGAACCGCTGATGCTAACCGAGAACGAGTCTCGTTTAGAGTTAAACCGGCGCAAGCATACATACCATAGGAGGTAATATGCCAAAATGTGAAATATGTGGTCACACATGTCACTGTATTGTTGATGGTTCATGTACTATTGACAGATGTGATTGTGGTAACTGCACATGTAAAAAGGAGGACTAATGAGTAACCCACGTTATAATACACAATCTACTAATCCAAGAACTGGATCAAAAGGTGGAGGTAGTTATGGAAGAGGTCAAATTTCAATACCAACACCTGTAGAAGCAGGAGCTGTAACTACTAAAGGTGTCGCACCTGCAGCAGGAAAAGCACAAGAAATTTCTATATCAAAAGGAAAACAGACTGGAACTGCTTTAGGAATGGGTGCAGCTACAAAGGGTGGCAAATACACCTGGAGTTAATGAATGTCATACGCTAAAGGAAAGTACGCAAAATTTATATCAGATCGTAGTGGATTAGAATATCCATACACAGAAATGGTAATAGAATGGAATGGCATGCGTGTTCATACGAGTGAGTATGAACCGAAGGCACCACAGTTAATGCCACATGAGCATTCACCAGATCCTCAAGCGTTAGAACATGCAAGACCTGCAAGAGTAGAACCAGCAACAGAACGATTATTAGGATTAAATCCTTTTACACACGAAGCTGGTAGTAGTTTGATAAAAGTTTTTGAACCTGGTCATGGTAGAACTACTGGCGATACTGTAAGATTTAGAGATGCTACAGGTCATTTAGCTAGCACAATAAATGCTGATGCAGGTAAAACTATTACGGTAGTTGACGATGATTTTTATAATTTTGGTGCAGGAGTTTTTGCAAGCACAACAGTTATTTCAGGAGGAGGACAAGCGTCTGCAGGACCTGTCACATTATCATCATGACAACATATACTGAATTAGTACAACAAATAAGAGATTATACAGAAACAGATTCTAGTGTTTTAAGCGATACGATTGTCAATGATTTTATTGAACACACAGAAAATAAAATACTAAAAGATTTAGATTTACCTGTATTTAGATCATATCAATTTTCTAACTTTACGACAGGTAATGGATTTATCACACTACCAGGTGGAGCAAACACAATACCTACACAGTTTTCTGTAATTAGAAGTGTTATGATTTATCCTGCATCTGGAACTGGAGATAGAATATATTTACAACAAAAAGATGTGACATATATGGATGAATATCACCCTGATAGAACATCTACTGGAACACCAAAGTATTATTGTCAATGGGACTATAATACTATATACGTAGTACCAACACCAAGTGCTGATTTTAAGGTAGAGGTTGGTCTGATAAAATTACCAGATCGAATGAGCTCTAGCAACAGTAATACTTGGTTAGGAGACAACGCACCTGCACTTATGTTGTATGGTTGCCTTGTAGAGGCTTTCAAGTTCTTGAAAGGTCCAGCAGAAATGCTGCAAATATATCAGCAATCTTATGAAACAACACTTCAAGAAGTTGCTGCACAACAAATGGGTAGAGCAAGAAGAGACGAGTGGGCTAACGGAGTTATTCGTATACCACGACCTTCAGCCTTACCTGGATACAGTAAACCAATAGGAGGACAATAAAATGGCAATATCATCATCAACTGTAACAACCAGTTTTAAAACACAGGTTCTTACAGGAACGCACAATTTCACTGCATCATCTGGTGATACTTTTAAAATTGCATTGTACACTAACTCATCTAACTTAAGTGCTTCTACAGCTACTTACGCAGATGGTACAGCAACTAACGAGTATTCTGGAACAGGTTACACTGGTGGAGGTAATACTCTTACAAGTGTTACACCAGCAGTATGTGATTTCGCAGATACGTCTTGGACTTCAGCAACAATAACAGCTCATGGCGCTTTGATCTATAACAGCTCAGAGAGTAATAAATCTGTTCTTGTGTTGAATTTTGGTGGGGACAAAACTTGCACTAACGGCACGTTTACAATTCAATTCCCTACAGCAGACGCATCTAACGCTATCTTAAGATTAGCGTAGGAGTAACATGGCTTTTATTTTACACGACCGCGTAAAAGAATCTACCACTACAACTGGTACGGGCACAATAGACCTGGACGGTGCGATAGGTGGATTTAAAACTTTTGTAGCTGGTATAGGTACCACCAACAGAACATATTACGCAATAGTAGGAAGAACCACTACTGAATTTGAAATAGGTTTAGGTACCGTAACAGATGCTTCGACTGATACTTTGTCAAGAGACAACGTTATATCAAGTTCAAACAGTGATGCTAAAGTTAGTTTTAGTGCAGGCACAAAAGATGTTTTTTGTACTTTACCGGCATCAAAAGAAGGTCTGCCATTTCCTTCAGTTGATTTTGGTAGTTCATCAGCACCACAGATTATAACTGTAACAGTTGATAACAAAACAAGCAGTCATCCTTATCCAGCAGGAGGAAGTTCTAGTAGTAGTGCATACTATTTTAATGGACTAGAATCACCTGCATTAAGATTTTCTGGTGTAGATACAGGCGCAAAATATTATTACAGATTTGATACTTCAGATTCTAGTAACTCAGGACATCCATTAAGATTTTATTTGGATGCTGCAAAAAGCACAGCTTACACAACAGGTGTAACAACAAATGGTTCTGGTGGTAGTTCAGGAGACTATGTACAAATTGCTGTAGATTCAGAAACACCTAATATTTTATATTATCAGTGTTCTTCACACGGTTACATGGGTAACCATGTAGTTACTGTATCAAATAAAGTTAATTCTAATTTTAGTACACTTGGTGATGTCACTGTAGGAAGTAAATTAAAATTACCAACAAACACTGCAAACAAAATATTGGTTGCAGATGGAACAAGTTTTGAAGAAGTGGATATGTCAGGCGACGCTACGATAGCATCCGGTGGAGCTCTTACTCTTGCTAATTCAGGAGTATCAGCAGCTAGTTATACATCATCAAATATAACTGTAGACGCAAAAGGTCGTGTAACAGCAGCTTCTAGTGGTACAGCAGGCGCTTCTGCTGGATTTGTAATTGCAATGTCGGTTGCACTTTGATATAAGGAGAGATCATGGCACAAGATTTTGAAAGAGCTGTTGCAGCGGATGGATCAGGAGACGTAGCTATAGGTACAACTGCACGTACCATAATAACTGCAAATTCAGATGATGCTGTAATAGGTATAAGATTAGCAAACATATTAACACAAACAATTCAAGCAGATGTCTATATTACTAGCACAGCTAGTGGTGGATCAGCTGACTCTTACATTGTAAAAAATGTAAGCATCCCTCAAGGATCATCAATAGAATTGATTGACGGCGGTGCAAAAGTTGTTCTTCAAAGTGGTGACGTTTTGAAAGCAAAATCTGACACAGCTAATAGTTTAAATGTTTGGGTATCATATATTGATAGCATAAGCACGTAGGAGGATAAATGGGTTATATAGGACCAGCTAATACTGATCAGTTTAAATCCATGTCTACCCAGACTATTACTGGGGACGGATCTGCAACTACATTTACACTAACAACACCAGTTGCTAACTCATCAGAAATAAGATTTGTTGTAAACAACGTTGTACAAAAACCAGATGTAGATTACACTGCAAGTGGTACACAACTATCAACAGGATCTAACGTATTAGCCGGGACAGACGCAGCTTATGTTGTAAACATAGGTGCAGCTGTAGGATCACAAACACCAGATACTGGTAGTGTTGATCATACTGCAATCAATCCTAGCTTTAACGGTATGTATTTAAATTTAGCAACGGTAACATCTACGGTCACAGTAACTGCATCACAAAATGCTTTCTTAGCTGGGCCAGTAAATTTTACTAACACTGTAACAGTAGAAGGGACACTAACGGTAATATAATGGGAACTTTATTCGTAGATAAATTAGATCCGCAATCAGGAACAGCTTTAGAGATTGGTAGTTCAGGGGACACAATAACTATACCTTCTGGTTGTACGATAACAAACAATGGAACATCAAATAATTTTGGAGACACTAATCATTACGCTACAACTGGCTTTGCTGTAAAAATGAATGGTGATCAAAGTGTATCAGCAAGCACTGATGCGATAGTAGAATTTGATACAGAATCTATTGATTTAGGTAGTAATTTCAACACTTCGACTTACAAATACACTGTACCATCAGCAGGGTATTATTTATTTACAGCTAACTTACATATTGCATCTGATAGTGATGGTTTATTAAAAACATCTAGTATGTGGATGAGATTTACTGCTTCTGGTGGAGGAAATACTGATTTAATTTTATCAGCTAAAGATAATGAAAGTAGCAGACAAAGAAGAATGATACATAGTTGTACTTATGTAAGACAATGTGCAGTTGGAGACACTGCTTATGTATATGGTTTTGGAAATGTTGCCAGTGGTGGAGTAACATTTTTATATAGTAGTAATAATTTTGAAAATATGTTTCAAGGTTATAGAGTTTATTAAAGGAGGTCTATATGGCAAGTCTATCAACTAAAGTAGCGCTTTATTGTACCGCGAATAGCAAAACAGCTAATTTCGGTCAAGCAGGCAATGTAACTTTACAGGATGACTCGGATGGTAAAGGCCCGTACATAGCGAGCTGGAGTGTTGATGGTTTAGATAAACCAACTGACGATCAACTAGCAACTTATGAAACGGCTGGTAATACCGAAGAGACAAACAATACTGTAAGGAATACAAGAAAAGCAGCTTATGGTGATATTGGCGATCAACTTGATGAGATATATAAAGATATCGACGCATGGAAAGTGCGAATCAAAGCGATCAAAGATGCTAACCCTAAGTCGTAAAGGAGAAGTAATTGAGTAAAGTACAAGTAGATACTATTGATACCAGATCTGGAACGTCTACCATGCAAATTGGTAGCACGAACACGTCTACTATTAACATAGGCGTTTCAGGTGATACGGTCAACATCCCGTCAGGGGTGACAATCGCTAACGCTGGTACAGCTACTGGGTTTGGAAGCAACAAACCAATACTGTCAGTAGGTTTATCAAGTACACAAACTTTAAGTGATAACACTTGGACTACAATAGTTTTTCAAACTGAAATTTTAGATGCAGATGGAATTTACAATAATTCAACTGGCATTGCTACGCCAACTGCAGGAACATACTTAATGATTTTTGCGGCAAATGTCGGTGGAGGTGGTAATAGTAGTTTAGTAAATGCAGGAGTAAAATTTTTAGTAGGAAGTACAGTTACTGCTGAGCAAACTGTTAATTCAGCAAGTAATAATTCAAATTATGCTAATTTAGTTACATCTTACATTCAAGAATTTGACGGAAGCACAACTGTAGCTTGTCAGGCATATAATGATGTAAGTAGTGGAACGCCTTCAGTTTACGGAGGTGGTAATCCTAGATTTGGCGCAACTTTTCAAATGGTAAAATTAATGTCATGAGCACTTTAAAAGTAGACACCATACTTAAGAGAACGGGCACTGGCACGATAACCGTGGGCCAGTCAGGAGATACTATTTCTGTTCCTACAGGGGCTTCGCTTACAGTTGCAGGATCAACTATTACTGCAGCAGAAACCATGACTCCCTCTTTTCAAGCTTACATGAATGGCAATCAAACTTTAGCAAACACAACTTATACTAAAATGGAAATGGACACAGAAGTTTACGATACTGACTCAAAGTATGATACCAGCAATTATCGTTTTACGCCAGGTACTGCTGGAAAATATTGGGTATGGGGTAAATTTAGAATGGATACAGGAACAGATATTGCGGCAAGTATTATTGCAGTTTACAAAAATGGTTCATTAATTTCAAAATTTACACAGTTTCAAACAAATTCAACTACTAGAGCTTTTGGTCAAGTTATAAGATTAGATACAGATGATTACATAGAATTATACGGTTATCAAAACGGCGGTAGTAGTGAAAATGTAAATGGTGGCTCTGAAGAAGACCAAGATACAGGTCACTGGGGTGCTTACAGAATAACAGGAGTAACGTAATATGGCATTTGCAACGATAGACGTAACAAAAGGAATCACAGGGACAATCCCTGTAGCGAATGGCGGTACAGGTTTAACTTCTGGAACCACAGATCAATTTTTAAAGTTTACAGGAACCACCACGATCGCAAGTGCTGCAGATAATGCAGGAGCAGTAGTTCAAAGAGTGATGACGCAAAAACAAAAAATACCAAGTGATATTGTTACTTCATCAACAAGTTTTGAATCATCTGGGATAGAAGTTACTATTACACCAACAAGTGCTTCAAACATGATTGATGTTTATTTTGTATGTACAATGACTACTTCTCAAAGTAGTGATGAAGGAAATGTAATGTGTTATGTTAATGATGCAAACGCTTCTTGGCAAGGAAGTGATAATACGCCCTCAGGTAATTTTTGGCAAGTAGCTTACAAAGTAGATGCTTATAATAAATATGCCCCTATTGTTTGGACAGGAAGATATGACCCTACAAATACTAGTGCTTTAAAATTTACAATTTATTTTAGACGAGAAAGTGGAAGTAATGACGCAGTAAGATTTCATGGTAGTTCTTCTTATTTTTTATCTGCAACGGAGGTAACAGTATAATGGGACCTAATATAGTTGACGCAATTTTAGCTATTAAATCTGATGCTCAAGTAACTTCAAAAGCTGATGGAAGTTTAGTTTGGCACGATGGTAATCCAACTAATATTACTGATAGTCAAATAAATACTAAATTAGCTGAACTCAAAACAGCATACGACAACAAAGCATATGCAAGAAAAAGAGAAAGAGAGTATCCTACAATACAAGAACTTGTAGTGGCTCTGTATGATACGGATGATAAAGCAGCGATAGACGCAAAAAGAGCGGCAGTCAAAGCTAAATATCCGAAAGGAGAATAATGGGATATATTGGACCAGGTTTAGATTTTGGCGCGTTTCAAAAAATCGATGACATTTCATCAGGATTTAACGGATCAGACACCCAGTTTAACATACAGATAGGTGGTGCGACTGCAGAAATAGCAAGTCTTAACCAATTAATAATTTCTATATCAGGTGTTATTCAAGAGCCAAA